GAAGGCTATATAGCATCCGTTCGTGTTCGGGACGATACTCCACCATTCTTTCGGTCAACTGATAATTCATATCAGACCGCACCCGTTCGGCTGCTTCTACTTTGTCAGGTGTTTCTTTACCCAGCACCTTAACCCTGACAGGACCGCCCGCTGGGAAAGTTTCACTCATTGTCTCTGCTTGGAACCGTATAGCCGCTTCAGCTAAAACAGTTGAGTGTACTCCACAGGCTCCCTCCCAAGGGGTGGTACGTTCTTCATAATTAAAACCAAGAATATCGAGTCCCTTGGCAAACGTCTCAGCCCACTCTTTCCGGCTATCCACATCTGCCTCTACCAGACCCACAACTTCATCTGAGATCTTTCCTAATTCGGAATCATCAAGTATTGTTGCGATATTACCGTCAAATGAAATCTCCCCCATAGAAGGGGCATCAGGTATTAGAGTTATCTCTACACTCCCGTCATCCAGAGTTACCATCTCAGGATTTACAATCTCTATCTCCAGTTCTTGTACTTCTTCTTCAAGAGCCGCCTCGTCTATGCCTTGGGGGGCAACGGTTATACCTTTATCAATAGCCATACATCACCTCAGTAATACCCACTCGCTTTACGCTTGAAATATCTCATGTCTTCCGGCTCATCACTTGGCAGACGAATAAACCCGCCCTGCCTAAACCTCATTAACGCCATGACCGTCGAGTCAACGAGGTCATCATTGCTCATAAACGGAAACCCTGCTATCTCTTCAACAACTTCTTCAGCCCACCGTGTCGGTGGAACCCAGCACAACCCAGAAGCTACAATATCAGATACAGAATTTAATCGCGCCAGTTTATCACCTGATCCTCTATGGGGGGTGTATTCTGACACAGGCAAGCCCATCCTACGCATTTCCTGATACAGTGCAACCCCAGAATTTTTCTTTTCTACAATAAACGAGTCCGGTTCCCAAAATTTATACTCTTCCAATGCCAGTTCTTTAAGTTCTGGAAACTCCATTCGCTGTTTTATACTATTAAGAAGAATTATGTTATAGTCGTTCGTTTCCTCGTTAAGAAATACACCCCACGTAGTCAATGCCGTGTAGTCAGCACGATTGTGTTTTTCTGCCGCAGCATCCAATGACATGATAACATACTCGCACTGAGGCGGATCGTCAGCCATCCACATGTTCCACCACTCCCGTTTTACAAGTGCGGCTTCTTCTGCCGTGGGTTCCTGCTGGTATTGTGCGTTCCACTGGAATGTAGGCATGGATGCTTTGGTACGAAGCAGGGCATCAAGGTCAAAGAACTCAGGCCACAGAGGTTTTTGTTCTTTTTTCTTAGTTTTCTTGTTAGTAACTTCTAATATGGCAGGGAACTCAACAACTTCAAACTGGTCAGCACGTTCATTTTGTGCCATATCTTTAATTACACGTCCTGTCAGGTCATCCATATGCCAACGTGTCTGGATTATTGCCACACGACCCTGCGGCATCAAACGTGTTCGTGCTCCGAACGTGTACCACTCATAGGCTTTGGAGAACACTTCAAAGTTACCGTTAATTACATCCTGTTCCGAATGGGGGTCATCTATCAGTAGTAAATCTGCACCACGCCCAGCGATTGATGACCCGATACCACAGGCATAATACTCACCACCCATGTTGGTATTCCACCGACCTGCTGATTTAGAGTCCACCGCAAGGGCAACAGTAGGAAATATCTCTTTGTATTCGTCAGTAGAGATCAGATTACGTACCTTTCTACCAAAATCTACCGCCAAATCCGTGGTATGCGACACCATCATCACTTTTTTCGTAGGATTCCTGCCAAGAAACCACGCTGGGTAGAAAATAGACACCAACTGGGACTTTCCATGCCGTGGAGGGATGTTTACACACACCCTGTCCTTAGATCCCTGCTCAATATCCATTAACATGTCGGCTAACATACGATGATGCTTGCCAACAATGTAATCTGACTGCATTTTTTTACAAAATTCTATCAGGTCGTCATGCGCGGCCTTTCTTTCCCTACGAGCCGCTAGTTCGTCAACAAGTTTTTCTATCTCCAACACTTCTTCTCTGGAAAATTCATCAAGATTATCCAGCATTCGCTGAACTTCTTCTTCAGTAAACTCACTCATCAGGTATTAACCCTAATTCTGCGTCAACATCTATGGTTTCACCATCAAGAACAACCGCATCTTCTACTTCTTCATACGGATTTACCAGTTTTTCTAACTTTCCACGTAGTTTTGCACGTAAATCGTCTGTCGATTGGTGAGTTACAGTAATCTCGGACTTCTCAGAGAACAGTCCTACGTCTGAAATCTTACCTAAAAGTTCCAAAGCCCTGATTCTGGTACGGTCATCGGGGTTCTCAGTCTCCAAAAGCAGCTTGTTCGTCACCAGATGCCTGACTTGCACCGCAGATTCTGCTACTGCCTGTCCAAATTCCTGCAAAATGTTGTTCGTCAGGACCAAAGAAGCAGGAGTTAGAGTAGCGGCACGTTTATTGGTGGTCTTGATAGACGTAGTTTCAGGGTTTTCCGCATAAGAGATAGCTAATTTAGCAGCGACATCCCTGTCTTCTGCATTGGGGGTGAGATCTGCACCGTGTTCTTCTAATGCCAAGGCAGTTGCGAATGCCGCTTGTGCCCTATCTGTAAGATCCATGCGCCTGATGTCGGAAGAAACAGGTACACCTACTTCTGGTTCCAGTACAAATGTCATATCTGTTCGCAGGTTGCTAACCGAAAGTGCCTATATACCAGAAAAAAATATTTCTGACAAGCATTTGGGACTCCAAAGGGGGGTACTTCCCTATATAGGGGGTACTAAGTCGGGTTTCAAAAAAATGGGATTTATTTGTGGAAATTAGTATTACATAGTAGTGCCGGAGTCACAAGTGACACAATGGGGGGTGGGGGGTCGCGCATATAGATTCCCATGATAGTCACGTGACTACTGTGTAAATCTACCTAAACTTGACAAAACCTAGTTAATTGTGAGACTATAGAAACGTCACAGCAACACGGGCAACCGCAAGAAAGACCGCCCTCCCAGCCCCCCTTCCAAATGGGGGATCGACTCGGGAAGACCATGCAAGGAATGTGATAAACCTTTAATTCACTTATTGGGGAATATTCTTATGAATAATTCTACTTTTAATATGGAAGCGGCACTGGGCGCTGTCGATCTAACAGACGCGCTTGCAAATTCATCTTTGAACATTGAGCCAGATGCCTTATCGACTGCGCTCTCAACTGTTAACTCTTGGGTTATCGCTGAGAAGGATGCCGATAAAGCTAAGAATGCTACGGCTGTAGCGTTCTTAGACGCGGGCTTTAAGCCTAATGATTTGGCGGCTACAACAGCCGACCCCAAAACATGGGCGCTGGCAAAGATGATACTCAAGCGCGGGCTACCACAACCGGTGTTGGATCTTATCGCTTCAGGCGGAAAGGCACCTAACATGCGAGTGTTGGTCGAAGCGGCAGGTATGCAATATAAGTCTGCTAACAATAAGGTGAACTCATTAGCAGCTAAGTTAAAAACTCAGATGCAAAATGAGCAGGACATTCGGGACGGTATAGTTGACTCAGTGACGGGTGAACTACTGGATTCTAATGATGCAACCCACCGGAAGCATCTTTTGAATCAGACGCTCGATAAGTTCGATGATGCCATTAAGAAGGGAGAGGCGCTAGAGGCCAAGATGGAAACCGATCCCGACTTTGCTAAGACGTGTGGCAAGGCGGATGTCAGAGGCGCGAATCGCCTGATGGTAGCCGCTAGAGTCATGCTGAAGAGTGGCACCAAGCCTAGTTGGTACCCTAAAAAGTAAGCCCCATAGATCCCCCTCACCTTAGGGTGGGGGGTGATCGCTGACAAAACAGGAGGTTGTATGAATCCTTTAGATCCCGATTATGTAGCGGAAAAAAGGTTGAGGATGGAAAACAATATAAAACGAACAATGGAAGAGAATAGAAGGCAACGTGAGACCGGAACACACCATCTGGAAATTATCCCTCACGCAGGGTACAGCGAGGGGGCGGTTGTAGCAGGTGGTCCTTTTATTTGTGAGTACCGCAAGCCAGCAGATTCCGAGTACGGATTGGAAGATGCTTCCGGTGCAGATCTCTGGTTGATTGCAGGTAACTGCCGAGAGAAGCGAAGAGTGTTTAACGTACATCCTCGACACCCCACTAATGATGGTCGGCATGGTTACCCCATCCGATGGGAATTGAGAGATTACGAAATGGATGATTTTGATACACTGGTAAAAGTTCCACCACCAATCAACGGATTCGTTCAATGGTAAACCTTTTACCCCAAAGCCAGTCTAGGCTGGCAAGTGTCCCCCCTCTTTACCTTCGGGTAGGGAGGGGGTTTTTTTTTCGCCCAAAATTTTTTAGAAGCCTGTTCCCAAGATGTCTTGCGCCTCCCCCCGACCCCCTCGGAAAAGCAATAACTCTCTATCTTTTTCATTGTAGTCACGTGACTATCCTGCATATCATTGCCTGAGATTATCTTTTTGCCATGCCCCTGAGACCTGTTCCTCAAGATGTCTTGCGTCTCCATTATGCGTATTTATGCACAAGAAATTCCCACGATAGTCACGTGACTATCTAATGTTCCTAATGTTCCAGTAATGTTCCGCAATGTTCTGAGCTTTTGGTACATTATGTATACCTACCTAAACCTGATTAGTTCTGGTTAGTCTTACGTAAAGCTACATGGCTAGACCTATTTAAAACTATTTATATCTATCTATCTATCTATCTATATCTCTAATGTTCTAAAAAGTTAAAATAGTTTAACTCCTGAACGAAATGTACTGTTCATGTCACGTATTGATACTCAACATGATAATGTTCTGTAAAAATGCAGCAGATTTGTATTCCCGAGGTAGGGATATACCCCTTGGAACATTAGAACATTGGAACATTGTTTGTTTTTCAGGCACTTGCCTCGCCACAAAATAGAACATTACAGTACAAAATAGCTTTAGGTAGGATTCACAAGGATTTGACTGAGTTTACCAGTGTAGTATAATGTCTGTTCAGTAGGGGAAAACAAATTTTGAAACAAAGCAGTTTACTGAGCAGTAGAGAAACCCACGATAGTCACGTGACTATCACAAATATTACTACAGGAGAGCAAGATGACAGGTTATAAGCATAAAGGTATATGTACTCGCGCATACTGGATAGACCGAACCCGACCAAAGTATGGTTCTTACAACAGCACACAAGAGTGGACAATAGTTGAGATCGATAACACTGAGGATGAGAATGTTATTGAGGATGTGTACCCTTGGAACGTTGAGGGAAAAATGGGTGAGGGTAAGGCAGATATGCTAAAGAAACTTGCCGAGAAATTTGTCGATCCGGCTGTCGAGTACGTCAACATGGGGATCTATGGTGACTGGCCTGTAGACTGGTGCGAACCAAAATTCACGAACGAGATAGTAGTAAGTGAGTACGCTAAAAAACGAATGGTTGAACTTGAATCACGTAGAGTAGATGGTGGATATCTGGACACTACCGAGTGGGGGCAAGAGGAGTGGGATGCGTTTGATCTGGCTAACATGTTGATGGATATTGAGAGCGGAAAACTTTAATCAGAAACTAAAAAGTACGGGATAGTCACGTGACTATCACAAATACTACTACAGGAGAGCAACAGATATGTACTGGGAATATCGATTAGTAAGAGAAAAGACGGAGGATTTTTTGACAGGTGAAGATGAGACCACCATTCAACTGGCAGAGGTTAGCTTTGCGAGTGGCCTATGTGAAGAGGAAGAGGGTTCGCTCTTGGGTTATACCGAGGTATTTCCACTGGTAACTTCGGATACGCCATATGGAATTGATCGGCTCCAGAGATGGCTGAATGATGCGTTCAAGCAACCAGTGATCGATGCGACAGACTTTTCAGATTGTGAGACAGAGGAGAGCGACAGATGAGAGGTATCGCATACCGCAGAGCGCACCTAGCCAGAATGAGGGCGAAGGCCGCAAGTAGAGGTATACCAGAAGCAGACGCTAACCACATGGCAAAGTGTTCATGCTTTTTATGTAAGAGCGACAAACTAACCAACGTACCAACACGACAACAAAGGAGAGCAACACTATGGCTACATCAAACGTAGTTGAGATAAATACCGACAGTAATGTCGCGCCTGTATCGAGTCGGGCAATGATCGTTCGGCTATCGGGTTCCAAGTGGACCGCCCGAAAGAAGGACAAAAAAGCCACCAACAAGATACTGAATGACAACAATGCCGTGTTCGGTGCGGCAACTGTTACCAAGTCAGTGCTTGAAGGTTGCTCACAACTAAAGGCAGTCGAGCTTCAGTACAGCTTGTGTCATCGTGAGTGTCTACGTCTGACGCAACCATTCGATGACGAGTGGCGAATGCTAGGTGTTGAGATGTTCCCAGAGTTCAACCATATCATGTCGGGACACATCAGCAAGTATTACACCAACGTGGATGAGTTCTGTGATGCGTACCAGTTTGAGAGGTTTGAGGCACAGCATCGACTCGGTGACTTGTACAACGAAGAGGACTATCCCGATGTTGAGACTGTACGCGCTAAGTTCGGTATGCGTATCAAATACCTACCCATGCCAGACACAGGGCACTGGGCACTGGACATGTCCAACGACATGGCTGGTGAAATCATTGACCACTTCAACGTGCAGATGAAAGAACGTGAGCAAGAGAATCTGCGTTCTATCTTTGAACAGGCACACAAGTACCTATCAAATATGTCAAAGCAGATGGCTGAGTTCGATAACAAGGACAAGCCAAAACTGTACGACACACTGGTGACTAACATCACCGACTTGGCAACCATGATGAAGAAGTGCAATCCCTACAACGATCCAGACATGGAGCGAATGTACATCGAAATGATGGAAGCTATGCGTGGCGTATCGAAGGAAGGACTGCGTACCAGTTCCGACCTACGTGCCAAAACCAAGGTAGCAGTTGATGACATTATCAAGGGGCTACCATCATTCTAAACCTTAACCAAGAAACACGGGGTAGTCACGTGACTACCTCACAAACCTATACAGATGGAGAGCAATACAATGGCTACAATTAATAAGTTAGCAGATCGTGGTATAACACTGGACGAAGCAGTAGATTGCATACTTGCATGGGGCATGACCGAATCAGATGGCAAAGGCCAGACCATTATCTTTGAGGGTCACATGGGCACAGGCAAGTCCACAATGCTACCGATGGTGCATGAACGTCTGGTAGATGACAAGGGTATCAAGACACACAAAGCGTTCTATTTTGACTGCACTACCAAGATGGACAGTGGCGATGTGATGATACCGAAACTGAAAGAACTGGACGGAGCCGACTTTGTGCGGTTTGCCACCAACGAGGAATTAGGCATACACCTGACAGATCAGCCCATCGTGTTGATGCTTGATGAGTTCGGTAAAGGCAACAAGAGTCTTACCAATTCACTCATGCGGCTAACACTAGAACGCAAGATGGGTGCATACGAGCTTCACCCTGATTCAATTATATTCGCAACAACTAACCTCAGTTCAGAGAATGTCGGTGATATGTTACCACCTCAGAACTGTAATCGTGTGACAGTCATGCGGCTACGCAAGCCGGAGCCAG